AAACGGTTTTGGGTAGGGACACAGAAGGGCAAAACGCCTTATTTGGCGTTCAAACGCCTAGAATTCACACGCCATTGAACGATTTACCCTCACGCGGGGGTGAATTGGTTGATTTAGCCAGCAGCCTAGGCATTGAACTTTTAGAATGGCAGAAATTTGCGCTCATTCACACACACAAAGTCAAGCCTGACGGTCGTTGGGCTACGCCTGTAAATACAATCGTGGTGGCACGTCAAAACGGAAAATCGTTTTTGCAACTGATTAGAATTTTGGGCGGCCTTTTCCTATGGGAAGAAAACTTGCAGATTGGTTCGGCGCACCGCTTGTCCACCTCACTTGAGCAGTTTCGGGCAATGGTTCAGATTATTGAAAAGAATGATTTACTGGCAAAACAGGTCAAGAAGATTCGTTGGCAACATGGCGGTGAAGAAATCGAAACAGTTGCTGGAAATAGGTTTATTGTGCGCGCGGGTGGTTCTGCTGCCCGTGGTGTTTCCCGACCTTCGACGATTCACCTAGACGAATTACGCGAAATGACTGACATTGAGAGTTTTGCCTCATTGCGCTACACGCTCATGGCAGCGGCCAACCCCATGGTCATGGCGTACACAAATGCGGGCGATTCTTCCTCCGTAGTGCTTAACCAATTTCGGGACAGGGCGTTGGCAAGCATTGCGGGGGTCGAAGACGACATTGGATACTTTGAATGGTCAGCACCAACGGATGAAATAAGCGTTGAAAACGCAAGGCACGCAAATCCGTCCATGGGTACGCTGATTCATGCCGACAATATAAAATCCGTGTTGAACGACCCACCTGATGTCGTAATGACTGAAGTGTTGTGTCGTTGGGTTGTTGCAATAAATAGCGCGGTGGATTCTGCCAGTTGGGGCAATTGCCTGGACAAGACCGTTGACCTTGACCCTGACAAGTTGACGTGGCTTGCAATTGACCTATCGCCCGATAGACGACACGCAAGTTTGGTCGGCGCTCAAAAACTTGGGCAGGAAAAGTTTGTGGTCAAATTACTGCACACCTGGACAAATGAGTTGCAATTGGACGATAAAGCCATTGCAAACGAATTGGCAGACTATGCCCGCAGGTATCCGACTGAATACGTGCTTTACAGTCGAAAGACCAGTGGCGCGGTCGCTGCGCGTCTTGCACCCGCTGGGATTCCCGTTTATGACATGGACGCAAGTTATCCGCAAGCGTGCGACGAGATGTTGTCGGCAATTAACTCAAATCGTTTGCGTCATAAAGGGCAAAGCCAACTTTCCGAAGAAGTTTTGGCTGCGGTGCAATTACGTCGTGGTGACGGTGGTTGGGTTATTGGAAGAAGGGCGTCACAGTCGGTCGTTTGTGGCGCAGTGGCCGTTAGTCTCGTTTCACACTTTGCGACACGCCCGGAGAATGACCTTGACATAATGGTGGGCTAAACGTATAAGCCTGACACAATTCGGGCATGGGATTTTTTGATTTATTCACGCCACGGGTTGAGGCTGCCGTTCCAGTCGAAGCCACAAACGTGGACGCCGCTGCGGTTGCACCTTATTACAGTGAAGTAGGTAATTTATTCCTATTCGGTGGAATAGTTACCGCCTCACGCGCTGAAGCAATGAGTGTGCCAACCGTAGCGCGTGCCTTGGGAATTATCCAAACAATTGCGTCTTTGCCAATGCACACACGCAATGAAGCAACAGGCGAAAAGGTTACTCAACCACGCGTTATTAACCAGCCTGACCCAAGAATTCCTGGTTCAACATTTTGGGCGTGGATAATTTCCGATTTGTTCTTTTTTCCAAGTGCGTATGCATACGTTATGGATAGATACGCTGATACAGGAAAAATTCGCGCAATGGAACGAATTGCACCTGAGCGCATAACAATTACAACAAACGGCATGGGTTATGAAATTGCGTCCTATGCAATTGACGGTGCTTATGTTGACCCAGCAAACCTTGTTGTTTTCCAGGGATTTCAAGAAGGATTACTTAGCCGCGCAGGTCGCACAGTTCGTGCAGCAGCAGCCTTAGAGCGCGCAGCAATGAATTTTGCGGTTGAACCAATTCCTCAAATGGTTTTGAAATCAAACGGAACATCATTGCCAGCAGACCGCGTTGCAAAGTTGTTAAGCGCATGGCGTACGGCGCGTGCTAACAAATCAACCGCATTTTTAAATGCTGACGTGACCTTGGAAACACTTGGGTATGACCCGAAGAATTTGCAATTAAATGAGGCCAGGAACTACGTGGCTTTAGAATTGAGCAGGGCAGCAGGACTTCCAGCCTATTTCACTGACGCGCAACAATCCACGTTTACATATTCCAACGCTTTGGACAAAAGGCGCGACCTTGTGGACTTTGCTTTCAGAAATTACATGTCCATAATTGAAGAACGCCTTTCATTTGCTGATTTCACACCAGCAGGAAACAAAGTGCGTTTTGACCTTGACGATTTCTTGCGTGGCAATCCTTACGAGCGCGCGCAAGTGTACGAAATTTTGAATCGAATTGGCGCAATGTCAATTGACGAAATACGCGAGGAAGAAGACCTACTGCTATGAAAAAAGTAATCACACCAATGCAAATCACGGCGGCAGATTCCAACAGTCGCACAATCACGGGGCGCATTGTCACGTTTGAGGAAACTGGTAACGCGTCAATTGGCAAAGTTCAATTTGCTGCTGGTTCAATTGAAGCAACTGCGGTGTTGCTTAATCTTGAACACGACCGCACACGTCGAATTGGCAAAACACTTTCAATTGAATCAAACGACAAGGGAATTGAAGCAACTTTCAAAATTGCAAACACAACTGCTGGAACTGACGCACTTGTAGAAGCGCAAGAAGGTTTGCGTGACGGATTCAGCGTTGAAGTTTCATTTGACGAATATGAGACATTGAAGGACGGAACAGTACGCATTTTGAAGGGTGAACTTACTGGGGTTGCATTAACTAGCGAACCAGCAATCCGTTCATCACGCGTCACCGAAGTCGCAGCAACAACAGGCGAAGAAGAACAAGTTTCAGATTCAACAATTGAACCTGAAGTCACACCAACAACAGAAGGAGACGAAGTGGAAAACACCGTCAATGACGCTTCAGCCGTAGAGACGGTCGAAGCCGCACAGTCAGTAACTGCACAATCAAACGCAGTGGGTGGTTGGAAGTCAACACCACGCATTGAGTTAACTGCTGCAAAGTATCTTGAAAACAAGGTTCTTGCTGCAACAGGTGACGAAAACGCACGCCAGTACGTTTTGGCAGCAGACAACACAACAGATAACGCAGGACTTGTTCCTACACGTCAGTTGACTGAAGTTGTCAACGGACTATCAACAACAATCCGCCCAAGCATTGACGCGATTTCTCGCGGTGCATTGCCTGACGCAGGAATGACATTTGAGATTCCAAAAATTACTGCTGCACCAACAGTTGCAATTGCAGCCGAAGACGCAGCCTTTTCTAACACAGACCAAAATTCAGCGTTCCTTTCAGTGGACGTCAAGAAATTCGCTGGGCAACAAAAATTTAGTGTTGAGTTGCTGACTAGAACTTCGCCCCTCTTTTATGACGAGTTACTTCGTAACATGGTTGCAGCCATGGCTAAGGCGCAGAACTCATACGTCAACGCACAGTTAATCGCTGGCGCAACAGTTGACGCAACAACAGTTGCAACATACCCAACCGCTGCTGAACTGCTTGGAATTATTGGTCGCGGTGCAGCAAGTGTTTATGGCGCAACTGCTGGACTTGCAAATCCATTTGCACGCAACATGATTGCGTCAACTGGCCAGTGGTCAAACGTAATGACTTTGAATGATGCTGGACGTCCAATTTATTCACAGGTTTCAAATCCTATGAATCAACCTGGTGTTTCAGTGCCAACAAGTTTGACTGGGAACGTCGCGGGGTTGAATTTGTACGTTGACCCAACAAACGCAGGCGACGGGGACGGCACATTGTTAATCGTTAACCCTGACGCTTACACATGGTACGAGGGAACTTCATACCAACTACGCGCTGAATCAACTGCTGACGGTTCAATCACCGTGGGCGTGTATTCATTCGGTGCAGTGGCAACAAAAATTGCCGCTGGTGCGTTCCAAAACAACAAGGCTTAATCGCCACAAACTAATCATGCGGCGGTTTCTCCCGATTCCGCCGCAGCAGTCGAAAGGAAACGGACATGCCAGTCATTGTTACTGCAAGCCAATTGCGCACGGTGCTTGGCGTGTCCGTTTCACTTTATTCAGACGCTTATCTTGACGAAATTATTAACACCGCTGAAGCGGTCATTTTGCCAATGCTGGTCGCAAACACCTCAGCAATTAACGCCTACAAATTAGACACAAACGTGGCTTATTTCTACACCCAACGTGAACATCATTTTGTGACTGGTCAATCCGTCATTGTGACCGGTTTGCCAGCACCATTCACGGCAACGCACGTCGTTGTTGATTCTTACGATTACTATTTTACCGCAGCACTCACTTCAACAAACGTGACTTTGCGCGACATAATTCCAACAGGCACGGCGACACTTTCAGGCTATTCCGCAGCCGATATTTACGCCACAAGCGCGCCAATTGAATCAGCCGTCCTTGCAGTCAGCGTAGAAGTTTTTCAGTCACGTGTTGCAGCGGGCGGTCAGATTGAGGGCGTGGACTTTGCCAGTACGCCTTACAGAATGGGACGCAGCCTTACAAATCGCGTGTCCACATTGCTTATGCCATTTTTAGACGTTGAAACGGTTTGTCAATAATGCCAGCCAATGCCGTCGCTGATACCCGCGCAGCCTTAGCCACCGCCTTTTCTGCACTTTCCGCAACTTGTTATGCGTCAGTGCCTGAATCACCAATTCCACCAGCAATCGTCATTGTGCCCGATTCGCCTTATATGGAAGTTGTGCTAATCGGCAAGGCCTCAACCAAAGTCAAAATTAACTTTGCAATTACTGCAATTGTTGCTTCCAATAGCAACGCAGGTTCGCTCGACAACCTGGAAAAACTCATAATCGGAATTCTTGCGGCCATGCCCGCAGGATACGTTGTTGGCGTTGTTGAAAAGCCGACAGTGTTGGAAGTAGGACAAAGCCCAATGCTGGTTGCTGACATAAACGTTTCGACGTACTACACACAGACAACATAGGGGACAAAATGCCAACGACAATCATAACTGGTCGCGATTTAGTCGTGACCATTGCAACCGTAAATTACGACGCACAAGCGACCAGTGCAACACTTGCAAATTCACCAACCGTGGAAACTTACCAAACACTAGACGGCAAGGCTTACAAGCACATTGACGACCAATGGACATTTGACGTTTCAATGCTTGCAGACTGGGGCGCTGCCTCATCATTGTGCGAAGCGTTGTGGACTGCATGCGAGACTGCACCAAATACAACTTTGGCGGTTTCACTCACTGCCGTGACTGGTGCGGTTTTTGCCTTTAATGTAATGCCAGTATTTCCAGCAGTCGGCGGGGCAGCACCTGACGCGCAGACCGTTGACCTATCATTTGTTGTGGTTGGAACACCAACCGAAACATTCAGTTAAAAACTACTAATCGGGAGACAAAATGAAGTTACCAATAACAATTGAATATAACGACGGGACGCAGATAACGTACACGGCTGCGCCACCCGAATGGGTTCGTTGGGAAAAACATTCGGGTCATACCATTTCCCAAGCGCAGGAAAAAATTGGTATATCTGATTTGGTATTTCTTGCATATCACGCCATGAAGCGCGAAGCGGCTGGGAAACCAGTTAAGCCAATCGAAGCATGGACGGAAACCATTTCCGAAGTGATAGTGGGTGAGGCAAACCCAAAAGCCACGCAGTCGGAAGCCTCAGCAGAATAGTTTGGGAGATAGCCCTGGCAACGGGGCTATCACCGAACGAATTTGAATCAGCCGAAGACATTTTGACGGTCATTGAGATTTTGGAAAGGCGAGCAAATGGCGA